CAGGTGGAACAATACTCAAAGAGCTTGATAAGCTTGGCTATGTTCAAACATATTATGAACCGTCAACTGGGAAAAAGAGATTTAGAACAAAAAAGGTTGTTTTAAATAAACCACATTACCTCGTATATTTTCCAGATTTACTTCCAGCTGATGAAAATGATGACCTTGGATTTTTGAAGATTTCAGATGATGATATACCATTCAATTAAGGAGAAAATAATGACAAAAATTGTCACTTTGGTTAAATGTTCCACTTTTAGTGGAACTTTAGACCACTATTTTTCCACTAAGTGGAACCGACTTTTGCCTGTTAGTAACAAGCTAAGCTCGGAAAAGTTCCACTTTCTCCACTATTTTAGAAGAATATACCTATATACATTTTTATATTTTTTTGTTTTTTATTTTTATATTAAACAGTTAAAAAAGAGAAATTCCTATATATATAATATATATTGGGGAACTAGTGGAACTAGTGGAACTTTTATAGAGAAAAGCCTTTATTTAACTGCATCTTTAAAGTTCCACTTTTCAAAATCACTACGGGAACTCGTGGAACTTCTGGAACTTTATTTTAATCAAATAAATCAAATAACACAGGAGGTGTGATATGTTAAAAACAATTATTACTAAGCTGATTGTTTATTTTAAAGAGGTAAAATCCTCTTTTATTAGCATTACTAAATTGGTGATGGAAGGAGTTTGGGAGGTTCTTCCTTTAGCTGTTTTTTTCCATATGAACTGCTTAAGCATTCAGGCAGTTTTAGCTAAGAACTATAAAGAAGCTTTTTTGTTATGGTTAGTTGGATATTCTGGTGGTGTAACTCTTTACTTAATTGATTTATATTTTAAGAATAGGAGGAAAAAATGAGTGATTTAATTAAAAAAGACGAGATTAAAACTTATATCACGTTTAAAAAGGATATTCACCGTGAGTTTAGGGTTGATAAAGTGGAACCAGAAGAAAGGTATCGTGTTATATATTACCTACCAGATAAGTTTGGTATTTCCACTCCATTTGCTTATATTGAATTTAGGACCAAAGAAGAATTGGACAAATATTGGGATTTGCTGAAAAAATCAGAACCTATTTTTATGGAGGATTAAAATGGAGATAAAAGATTTTATAGGCTTGTTTATTTTATTTTTACCTATTTATTACTATATATTCCAAAATGAGTTTAAACAAAAGAAGAGAAAGATAAATAAATTAAGAAGGTTATGGATTAAGAAATTCCATAGTGATAATTTGGTTGATTTTTATTCGGATGAAAGACACGAATTAGGGGATATAGTTGAAGTTAATAATCTTGCTCATTATATAATTGAGTATAGAGGAACAGAAAATCTGTTTTCAACGCCTATGTATCACTATTTAGCTTATGTAAAAGGAGGGGTAAAATGATTGGGGAAATCAAAGATATTTTTCTTTGTATGGAATATGCTATTGCTGAAACACTTGGTTTTCTTTTTGCATTTGTTATATTTGGTATATTAGTAACTTTAGTATTAGTTTTTCTTGTTGTTTTCTTCCTCGCTGTTTATTATGTAGGAAATTATTGTTGGAATAAAGAAATATTAGATTCTGTTTTGTTTGTTTTTGGTGTTGTATTATTTATTAATTTTATAATAGGGATTTTTTGTTTAAATAACATAAGGAGGTAATAATGCCAGTAAAAACAATTAAAGAGAAGTTAGAGGCTATTAAAGAAGCTTTATTTAAACTTACTGATGGTAAAGTTTATATTAAAAAGCAGGGGATACCAGCTATTGTATTAGAGATGTTAGAATATTCACCTTCAGAGTTACAGGATGTGATTGAGGTTGATATTGATACTGTTGATTATTTACCATCAAAAGATATTGAATATATTTATAAAACATTTGTGCAAAATGGGTTGATTACAGATGAACCAGTTTTATATATTGAACCATCATTGTTTATTGAATTGTTAAAAAGTAAGGAATATGAGCGTGTTTTATTATTTGAAAGAGAGGGTGGTGTTTATATTGATGTGAAATATTTATCAGACCTTAAAAGATATTTACCTGTTAATGGTGATTTTATCGCTGGATTTAAACTTGCAAATGAAATTAATAAAATACTTAAAGTTTATCCAAATGTGAATAGGCTTAAAATTGAGATTAAAGAAATGAATGTAGAATATAAACCTACTGGAATATCACCAAGATATGAAATTTCACCTCATGTTAGACAATTATTATTTTATGGACCATTTGATAATGAAATTGGTTGGATAAATGAGGGGGAACAAAAAGATGATGATAATGATAGTGATGAATAATTTAATTTCTCTTCCAGTTGAAGATAAATGGTTTAAATATGTATTAAAAAATGGTGGTTTTCCCGATTTTCCCCAACACAGAGCTGCTAAAATTAAAAAAATGTATAAAACCATTAAAAAACAAAATAAAGCCGTCAGAGGGCTTAAAATCGCCTTAAAATTACGATTTAAAAAAAGTGATAAATAATAGTGGAGGATTAAATATGAGAAAATTAGCATATAGTTTTAGTAAAGACACTTTAATTAAAAAAGGAGGTAAGAATAATGAAGATTAAAGACATTATAAGAAAGGAAATAGTAAGGTGTTCTTTTTTTCAAAGGGAACAGGAATATATAAGGTATGAAAAAGAAAAGAAAGGTAAGTTAAAAGCTTATGATTTAGAGGGGAAATTATATATGATATGGTATATACTTCAGCATCTTGATTATAATAACAAAAGATATATTGTTATTGATGATTCTAAAGTAAAGATTGATGATTTTTTAAATCCAGAAAAAGCAAAACCTATATTTGAAGAGATTGAGTTTTCTGTTAATAAGCTTATAAACCATCCATTTATATCAAGAATACTAACTGAGTTTTTTATAATAGCTAAGTATGAAGCTTTATCTCAATTGGATAAAGTTATGGTACCTTATGGATATTTTAGAGATGAGTTTTTAAAACTGATAAATAAATATGGATGGAGATGGCAAAATGAGAATAAAGATGTTTAAAGTAAACAAAGAAACTAATAAAATTAAATTATAGGAGGGTGAATAATGGAGATAATAGCAGTAATAATATTAATATGTTTAATTTGGAGGATAATGTTACCATTAAGGGTAAAAAGAGCGGCAACAAAACAATGCCCTCATTGTAGAGCCAATAATAATTTTATCTTTTTTGGTGATAGTTATTGTGATGATAAAGCAAAAGTGGAGATAATTTGTAATAATTGTATGAGAACAAGTAAAACATTTAAAATGTCATTTAACAGAGCTTTAAATTTGTATAAACTATTAAAAAAGGATGATAAATACAATATAGGATATGGTATTTGGTTTTGTTATAAATTAAAAGAGATAAAAAAATAAATATGAATGATAAATACTTTAAGGAGGATAAATAAAATGTTAGAAGATATTGTTAAGGTTATAAGAGTTAAGATGCTTTATGAAAAAAAACAAAAAAAAGTTAATAAAAACCTAAACATTTTGCAGTTTTATGCCGTATAAATATATAAAAGGGATATATTATGAACATAACAAATGAAAAAGGTGATAAATAATATTGGAGGTGAGATGATTAATAAAATAAAAATAAGAGAATATGTTATGAATATAACAAATGAAAAAGGTGATAAATAATATTGGAGGTGAGATGATTAACAAAGTAAAAATAGGAGAATATATATATACAGTTGAGTATGGTAAGAATACTGGTAGTGGTTATATAGGGTATATTGATTATGAGAAGGGTAAGATAAAGATAAAAAATACATTACATTATAGAAAGACAATAGAAACACTTTTGCACGAGATAATACATGGAATAGTTGATTATTATATGCTCAGGAAGGTAATTAAAGATGATTATGAAGAGTATTTTGTAGATGTGATGGCTAAAGCTATTCATGCGTTATTGAAAGATAACCCTGAGTTAGTTGAAGATATAATTAGAGAAGATAATTTGTTAGGAAAATAACAAATGCAAAACGATAAATTGTTAGGAATTTAACAAAATGCAAAACGATACAAATTTTATTTGTTTGAAACTTGACAAATTAATAAAAATGACTTATATTAATATTATGGATAATTATATTTATTTTATTTTTAGGTTATCAGTTGGTGGGCGTGTGGGAAAATTAAAACAAAGTGAGGTGATATAAGTGGCAAAGAAGAAAAAAACAATAGAAAATTATAGTAAAAGAGAACATAAAAAAGAGCTTTTTTTAAAAGCATATAGAGAATCACTTGGTAATATATCAAAAGCTTGTGAGATGGCAAAGGTTCGTAGGAATACATATTATGATTGGATTAAAAATGATCCAGGGTTTAGAGAGAAAGTGATGGAGGTTGACGAGAGTTTTCTTGATTTAGCTGAGAGTGTATTATTGAAGAAGATAAGGAAAGAAGATTTAAAAGCTGTAATTTACTTTTTAGACACAAGAGGTAAATCAAGAGGATATGGTAAGAGTATTAAGGTTAATGGTGATATTAAGACAAACAGCAATGTTGTAGTTGAAGGTACTTTAACTTATGAGCAAATTAAGAGAATTGAAAAAGAAGCAGAAGAGGAATTAAAAAAAGAACAAGAGCTGAAATCTAATTCAAAGGATAAAGATGATTTTGAATAAAGAAGAATTAAAAGAGTATTTTAAGTGTAAAAAGGATATATTTTATTTTGCAACTCATTATTGTATAACAGAACATAAAATTTATAATGGTGATGGTCAGTATATAACGAAAGAAGAGTTGGTTCCTCCGTATGAATATATAAAAGATATGTTATGGAAATTTCATAAAACTGGTAATCAATTACACGAAAAATCAAGACAAATGATGTGGAGTTGGTTAGCTATGGTTGATACACTCCATGCTTTAATCTTTCAAGAAGGATATTCAGAAAAGGTAATATCAAGGAAAGAAACATTGGTTGATGATGGAGGAGCCAATTCAACAACTGATTCTTTATTTGGCAGATTAAGATTTATATGGAAGAGGTTGCCATCTTTTTTGAAACCTCCTCTTGTTTTTACTTATTTAAGGGTTGTTAATCCTATAACAAATTCATTTGTAAAAGGTGAATCAACAAACACTAAAGCTGGTAGAGGTGGTACATACAACAAGATTAAAGCTGATGAATGGGCATTTGTAGAGAATGGAGAGACAATATTTGCAGCATTAAAAGGAGCTTGCCCGAATAATATTAAATTAGGTTCTACTCCTAATGGAAAAGGAAATAATTTTGCAAGGTTAAGATTTGGTAAAAATACAGGATTTGAAGTGTCTTCTTATCATTGGTCATTAAACCCAGAGAAAACACAGGAAGTGATAAAGAGAGAGACGGCTGGTATGACACCAACAGAAATTGCAAGAGAATATGAATTAAGTTATGAAGATTCAGTAGAAGGTAAGGTATATTATATGTTTGATGCTCAAAAACAGATAGTAAAACTTGAATATAATCCAAATTTATCTCTTTTTACTGCTTGGGATTTTGGAACTGCAGATCCAACATCTATTTTATGGATACAGGAAAACCCGAATGGAGAAATATATATAATTGATGAATACGAAAATAACAATCAGGAACCACCTTTTTATGCTGATATAGTGAAAAAGAAACCATATAAACAGAGAGAAGCAGATATTGGAGATCCAGCAGGGAAAGCAAGAGGTGTATCTATGAAGAGTTGGATATCTTGGTTAGCAGAAGAAGGAATACATATAAGAACACCTAAAGTTATGAGTTATACAGATAGAATAACAACAACAAGAAGGATAATACCAAGAATTTATGTATCAGATAAGTGTACGCACTTTTTAGATGCAATAAATAATTATAAGTTTCCTACCGATGGAGCAGGTAGGATTTTGAGTGATAAGCCTATCCATAATTGGGCTTCTCACGCTATGACCGCATTGGAGTTCTATGCAGGGTATAGACATCCAATTAGGCAAGGAACTTGGGAGGCGGTATAATGAATTTAATTGAATCAAGTTATTTAAGGTATTTAGAAGAAAGAGAAACAGCAAGAAAAACACGAGCTTATTCAAAAATAGCTATGTTCAGAGATGATTATGAAGGGCAAGTAAAAGCTAAAATGCGACCTATGTTTTCTACTTCTACTTGGGAATATCTGTCTAAATACATTGATACAACTGATAATATTATGAAGCTTGTTGTTAATGAAGTATCAAGTTTATATATTGAAGAACCTAAGAGAGATTTTCTTGATGTTTCAGATAAACAGAAGCAGATATTAGAGACAATTTACAAAAATGCCAAGATAAACAGTAAGATGTTGGTTGCTAATAGGTATATGAATGTGGTGAATGATTTGCTTTTTAAAGTAGTTTGGAGGAATAACACAGTTGATGTGGATATAATCACACCTAATAATGTGACTGTTATTGTAAATGAGAAGGATTTTACTAAACCAGAAGTAATTATAATAGAAAAAGATTTAGCAAGCACTGACAAAAGTTTGCTTGGTAAAATGTATGAAGTTTGGACAGAGGATAATTTTTATTTACTTGATGGTAATTTTAACGAACTTGCTGCTGAAGGCAATGAAGAAATGGTTAATCCTTATGGAATTTTACCTTTTGTTTATTTACATAGAGTTTATCCTGACAGTGATTTTTGGAATGAAACTGATGGAGAAGACCTTTATTATGCTAATTTGTATATTGCTATGAAAAATACTTTGTTAAATTATTATTACGATTGGAATACATTTAAACAAGTAGCAATAGCGACAGGAGATAAACTACCAAGTGGTTTAATTGTATCCCCTGATAGAGTATTAAAGGCACCAGCTGATGCAAATATTCAAATGCTTGATTTTCAGATAAAACTTGACCAGTTAAACAAAGCTATTGAAGACTATAAGAAAAGAATAACTATGAATTATGGTATTGATTTATCAGCTTTTACTGGCAAAGAAGTTAGTGGTAGGGCATTACAAATAAAGAATTTGAGATTAGGAAGGAGAATTAAAGAGCAAAAAACAGTATTAAGAGATTTTGAAAATAATTTATTAAAAATGATTGAAATGGTTTATTTTACTCATACAGGAATTAAAATAGATGCAAAACTTAAACTTGATTTTAAAGAAGGAAACGAGTATGAAGAGGCAAAAGATGTACTTGATATTTATCAGAAAGAGATTGATATGAATTTGACAACAGCAGTTGAAATTTATATGAAGAAAAATCCTGATGTGGGATATGAAGATGCACTTGAAAAAGTAAAAGAAAATATTAGATTAAACAATGAACTCCGAGAGCTTGAAGATGGGAAAATAATGGAGGAGCTTAATAAATGAGAAGTTTATTAATTATTTCTTATACCTTGCGATTGAGAAAGCTTTATAATGAGATAATTGAAAAAATAGATAGAATGAAAATTCAATCGTTGTTAAAAAATAGAACAAAATATGTTAAATTGGTATCTCAGTATGTAGGAAAAGCTTACAAAGAGGGTGTAAAATTCAAAAATTTTAAGTATAAAACGAACAAAAGTTCTAAAATAGAACATAAAACAGCAGTTAAAGTTAT